ATGCGAATACATATCTAAAGCCCAGTGACCAGTTTCATGTAAATAAGTTGTGAGGTTTGCATCTTTTAATAAAGCAATCGTGCGGTTCTCAGGGGTGTAAGTGCCGCGCGGATCACCCTCAGTTCCTTTTGCTTGCGCGGCATCCACACTCTTTCCCACTTCTTTTGCAGCATCTCTGGCATCTTTACCCGAAGCGAAGGATGCGGGAGTACCTTCTTTATCTGCGCCAACAACTATTTTTTCTCCCGTGGTGGTATCTATGCTTTCGTTGTAATCGCCCCAGTAGTGGTGTCCGTCTTTATCCACCATAAGCGTTTGTTTAGTGCCCTCACTGAGGCTGCCCCGTGTGGCGTATATTGACCCATCGGGGTTTTTGCCTGTAAACACCTGTGGAGCGCCACTGGTATCGCTCTTGGTGGGTTGCTCAAAACCTTTGCCGCTACTAGCACCAGCTATATTTGCACCATACTTTACAAAAGCTTCTTCAGGAGTAATCCCTTCGGCTGCAGCAATACGCGTAAGTACAGAAGCTTGTACGCTCGCATAGACTTTGTTTACATCGCTAGAGTGGCGACCTAAATCATCTAATTGGCTTTGAATATGGTTTTGGACTTCTTCTTGCGATTGTTTAAAAGCATCAATTTGCGCCTGATCCTTAACTCCTTCTAAGGCTAATGCTTTCAAACTCTCCGTATGCTCTTCGTAAAATTTTTGAGCGTCGGCATACGTCATACCGTCGGGGTCAGTCTTTAAATGCTGGAGAATTTCTTTATCGAGCTCACCGCCAGCAATATGAGTCAGATAGTCTTCCGTAGGAATACGCACATAGCCATCCGTTTGAATGGCCTCATTCATCTGACTAGCAACATCAGGCATTAGGCTGCGCACTTCATCAGGAGTAACCCCCGCTTTTTCCAAGCCTTGTGCAAAACTCTTGCCTTCGATATAAACCCCGTCTAGCTTGCCGTCTTCGGTAACGGATTGGACAAAGTTTTTAAAACCTTCAGGATCGCGCTCACGCCATTTTGAAGTTGCCGATAATTGGCCAATAGTGCTGAGTGTTTGAAAATCTTGTTCTGCTACCTTCATTTTGGTAGCGTCATGTAACCAACCACCTTCGGTACGACCAGCACCATGTAGGGAGAAAACACTATTGAGCAGTACATTAAATACACGATCCTCTAAGCCTGGGGTATTGTTTCCTTGGAGTACGTCTTTAACCGTGTCGAAAGCCTCCATAGGATTACCATGTAATGCGCCCATGGCCGTATTTACGCCGATACCACGTAGCACGCCTTGCAGTATGGTGCTATCCGGTAGAACCTTACCGGCTGCGCCAAATATAGCGCCAGTACCTGCGCCACCTATTAGCGCCTCTTTTTCTAACTTAGCAGCATCGCCCGCATTATTGGTATCAAGTAGTGCATGCCCAGCTTGCTCAAGACCTGAAGCGATAGATAATGTAGCCGCTTGCCCGATAACGTTTTTAGATAAGCTTTTAAGGAATGATTCACCGGCAACACGCTCAGTAATCGACGCTAAAGGTGTAAGGCCGGTGAGCGCATTAGCGCCCTTAACAGGCCCCGCTAAGAACCCAGCCAATTGGCCAAGAGCCCCCGAGGTACTCTCTTGCCAAGAATGGGCGCTTGTCGGATCGGTCGGAGCGACTAAACCGAATGTAGCGGAATCGATCAACTTCTCAGCTGCAATATCAGGTATTCGAGAGCCGCCCCCAATAGCTTTGCGTGAGGCCTCCCATGAGGCATCGTCACCTACAACCCCAGCACGTCTTGAGGCAATGATCGCATTGGCTTCGGCCGAGCGTTGGGCGATTCTGTCTTCCTCAACAGTAGGCTGACCAAATACACCACGCCACCAATTACTTAGGCGATCGCGCATCCCTGGAGTATCGTCAGGCGCATCCCATTTTTGAAAAGTGGGGGCGTTACGAAGGCCCCGCTCTAAACCTGAAGCATTAGGTAAATCGTCGTGAATGATGTTGGCCGTGTTTTGATTAACTAGGTTCTGAGCCAGTGTAGGGGACGTTTGCACCAAGCTTGAGGGGTTAGCCTGCTGAACTTTTAATTGACGCTCAGGATCCTCAGGATAGGCCATTACTGATTGCGTTGGGATACCTAAGGTCTTACCAACGGCTTGGGCGCGTGCCGCTTTATCAGGATCTACGCCTGTAGCGGAATAAATGCTAGTACCTACTTGGGCAGTATGTTTATCGAGATAATTTTGAGTGGCCGCTTCCCACGCATCCGGCGAGGTCAGATCATCAATTTTGGCCATGCAATCTCCAGTAGTAATTTAGAACGTCTTGATTGGTTGGGTTAGCGTTGCCGCGCTTGATAAGGGCATTACGAATTCCCTCTTTCGCATCTTTAGGCAAGCTGCTGTAATCCATCTTGACTAATTGTTTCGAGCCACTTCCGGTATCAAAGCCTATAAAGGAAGTTCTGAATTCCACATTAGTGGACATAAGGCGATCTAATGATTTACCAATTTGATCGTCATTAAATTTATGTCCTGCGGCAGTTTGATCCTGTATAACCCATTCTTTTGCAAATTGCTGTAATCCACCTAGACGCGCTTTGTCGTCAGGATTTTTCATTCTTGAAGGGTCGATACCAACTTGAACCAAGCGAGATTTAAGAGCACCGTTAAACACTCCCTCAGATACACTACCTGGGTCGGTACGTGACGACACGATGCCCTTCTTATTGTTATCACGTTGCGTATTCCAGTACTTCCAGTCTTTATCTGATAGCTTGCCGTGCATGCCCAAGAAGTCTGCATCATCCATTTTGGTAATGTCATTTGCACTGCCGTCCCCAAAATGACTTTGAACCGTTTGCAAGGTTGCTAAATCCGTGTGATTTGCTTCTCTGCGAGAGAACCCATCTAATGCGGCCAATTGGCCTTTACGCTCAAGAGCGGCGTAAAGTGTTGGCGGCAGATCCGTCATGGTCATGCCAGGGTTTTTAATAAAAAAGTCTTGCGCTTGACCTACAACGTTTGCCGTATTCTGGTTATCCGCTTCACGGGCGCGAGAATTTAAATGGCTAATCCGTGATTCAATTTGCTCACGTTCAGCACCACTGATTTTTCCAGCCTCAAAGTCTTTACGAATTTGAGCAAACTGTGCGTTCTCGCCTTTCTTGCCATCCATCAAGCTATCGGAATAGCTCAGTACAGTATCTTGCACCGCACCGGCTTTTAATACGGATTGAATTTTGTCGCGTTGCTCTAAAGGGATACTGTCTTTAACCGCATCAAAATAACCTTGAGCCATTTGAATAGTTGCGCCGTTAGCGTTCTTAGCTCCCCTACCAATACCATCTACCATGTGAGAGATCACGCTCACATAGGTTTTCCCCATTTGCTCTTTAATAAATTCAGCGCGCAAATCAGGATCGCGGATACCTTGCAAATCAGCAAGGCTATTCGCTTCTGCATTAACTGTTCGCAGATTTAACTCATAAGGGCTGCTTGCCTCATTCGCTTTAGTGTCATAGTTAAGCCCTGGTTTATCCGCTACAGGATTAAATGACAGCGCCGCACTATCTGCTGCTGCTTTAATGCGAGTAGCCCCTGCTGCTTGTTGATACACCCCAACTTGCTGAGCGTTATGCTGAGTAATCTGCGCAAGTGCGGATTGAACCCTTAGGTTGGTGGAGGTCTGAGCTAGACCACTTGCCTGACCTGATAAGTTTTGAGATTGATTGGGCGCAAGATTTTGAAGAGATTTAACAGTGTCTTGATACGTATCTACAGCGTTCTTGCCTTTTTGATTTAGGTACCCTGAGGTTGGGTTATCAGGAGTCCCGTACAGAATTCCTTGAATAGATCCAATCAATTGGGCATCAGCTTCAGCCGCGGCGGCTTGATGCACACCATTGCCGAAGGTCTGAATCGCATTGCCCAATCGCACTTGTTGTTCAGGGCCGATACTTGCCCCTAATAACATTCGGTTAGGAGTTTGCTGTCTTACTGTTGGAAGTTCTTGTAAGCCTACAGTGGGGCTATCATATTCAGGGACTTTTGGCATGATCTATTTAATTTGTTTGTACCAGTTAGAAGCGACTATGCCTGCTCCACCAAGTAACGAAGTAGCTGCAGCCATTCGAGGATTGATTGCATTTGCCGTAGCGGAATCCGCTGCGGCTTCTGAGGTGTAATTTTGACCTTGTGTTTTATACCCCCACACTTGATTAGCGGTATTGTTTTGAATCGTGAGCGCATCCCTCTCACCCATGTACTTGGTACTAGCTAAAACTTCATTAGCGGAGCCCGATCCCAAATCAACGCCATTTGCGCCGAGGGTAGCCCTTTGAGTGCCAAACAGTTGAGCAGTTCTTAACTCCGAATCGTTTAATTGTTGATCGCCAACTTGTTGGGCTACATTGGCCTGATAGTTGGCCAACGTAGCATTATTGGTGGCTACAGAAGATTCATAATTAAGTACAGATTTTTGAGCGTTTCCAAGGTTGTAAGACCCAAAAGCAGAAGCGCCGACGCCAAAAGCTTGTAGCCCTAAACCAGCGCTTTGTAAGTTTGCATTTCCGCCAGCACTTAATCCCATGGTGTTAGCCCCCCATTTCCATTTCTAAAGTAATTGCCGCTATATCTAAAGGCAAAGGATCGGTTTGCTGAATACAAACTTGGCCGTTTACGCCCGATACCGGATTGAGCACTACTTCAATAACATCGTTAATTAAATTCGGTGGCGATCCATAGCTCTCAGTGGTTCGCTGAGCGTAAGTAACCAAATTGTTAAAGTCAGGGCCCACGTGAATTCCGCTTGAACGATACACGCGAAGCCATACTTTATTCACGTTCTTTTGATTGCCATGCCCTGCCGCAGGATCCGAAGAGATAATTGCAGGCAACGTTTGCAATTGCGCTGTAATGGGTAGCCCTATTGTTACTTTGATTGCGGGCTGGTCTAAGGTGATGGAGCCACCCGTTACCACTCTTGGGTTCATCACTGCGCCATCAGCCAAAATATTGACTGTTTGACCTTCTAACCAAGTCAAGCCGGAAATTGTGGTTACTGGACTACCGGTGTTGTAGGTAGTTCCTGCATCAACGTAAAACGCATCGGCTGGAGTAGCGTAGAGGCGAGTATGCAAGCGCTCAACGTAGCGTACCGTAGAGCCGTTTATAACGCGATTAACGATCACATAGAGCATATCCTCATTGTTCTCAGTAACAACGCAGCACGACTCGAATACGCCGCTTGCAGCCGTATCATGATGGTGCCAAGCAGCTAATTGTTGCTCGGGGACATACGTCATACCGAGCAGAGACCCACTTGAAGAAATCGCCCACAAAATCGGTACCGGCCCGCGGGAGTACGCCATATCTAAAATCGTGTTGTAGTCGAATAGGTGCGGAGCCATCAAGCAAATATCGCTTGAAGTGTACCCACTGACTTGCCAGCTATAGGATACTTCGCGAATGTGGCCACCACGAGCGGCGGCGTACAAAATTAGATTGTTTACTACCTGAGGCGTAACGTTATTAGCGCCAACATAAGACTGAGGCGTAACACTGACGTTTGAAGGTGTTAAAACTTGATTGCCAGGAGCTGCTACCAACCACTCACAACTTGCTGTAAATAGCAGCATTTGAGCTGAAGGAACAATATGGCGGATCGCACTGGCCTCACGGGCGGCAATACGAAGTGATACTCTATTATCGGCCTGCACCGGAAGCGTATAGCTCATGTCCGATTCAGTACCACTGCGAGTAGCCCAAAAGTTTTGAGGGCCGTTACCCGTTCCGGCAAAGCAGCGACGTTGCTGAAAATAACTTACTGCAGCGGGGTAATTGCCCGCGCTATTGAAAGCCGCATTGGTATCTGGGATAGGAGGTGTTTTAGATACATCCGGCGTGATGTACGTGTCGATAAAACTACCGCTAGCCGATTGGCCAATATAACCGTATAGGCCGTTGATAAGCTCGTAAACGTAATAGCGAATATTGGTACCCGCTGTGCTGGGATCTGTCCAAGTAATAGTGTTGGTGTGCCCCGCTACAGTTAAATCGTTGCTACAAGTTGCTACGCCTGATGCTACAGATTCTTGTAAGTTGCTGGCCAGTACCGTTGTGACGACATAGCTTTGTGTTACAGGTGTGCCGCCTGTGCCCGTAGCCGTTGCAGCAATAGTGGTAATTGGGTTTGCAGGGGGTGTAAATACTGGTGTGCTTAATACCCAATTTGTAGCACCGTAGCGTTTGAGCTCTTGAGGCGGGTAATTGGGGTGCACTAAGGTCATTACATCGGCAGACTGGATGTAATGAATATCAAATAGATCGGCCGCTGCGTAAGAGTTAGCTACTTCATAAGGCAGACCTGTACTTGGGTCTAAAAGTGTTGCGCCGTTAGTGTGGAAACGAAAATATCCTGCACCTAACTCAATGGCAAAAGTTTGAGTATTGGAATAGGAAAAAGAAATCAATCGAGTGGCATTTGCGGAGTTCTTCACAGCACGAACATACTCAGTGCCTGGACGATTGACCGCAGGGCCGTGGGGGAGCGTAATAAAATTACGGCACAGGGCTAAGCCCTCTTGACGCTTAGCCAAATCAACCCTACCAAAGAGCTCGGGTGTAAGCTCTCCAGCAGAGAACGAGTGTTCAAGTAAGCGAATACTCATCCTCTGTTTGCCACCCACGGAGCGCCCTGTACGGGCTTAATGTTGCGCTGGTTTGCATCTGAGCTACGCGCTTGTGCCATCACATTATTAAATAAGATGGTTTGATCTTTTGCGGCAGCTCTTCCTGTATCACCTTTTAACAATGGGCCCGCTAACATACTAGCCAATAAATGCGAAAGCGCTAAAGTAAAAAGAGATGAAAATTTTGTAGTATCGGTAATTGCAACGGTGTAGCGCAGTATTGCGTTTTGCGTGTTCGTCAAGATAACAATGTTGCCGTTTATATCGGTTTCAGTTTCGTACGGTTGTGGCGTGTATTTCCCTACCGCGCCACCGCCAAGACCATAAGTGTTAGGCGCAGGGATACCTACGCTATAGTCATCGCCCGCTGCAGGATCTAATACCGCTAAGTAATTCACTAAATCGGCGGGTTCTGCATACGCATATTTCCAAACCCCATCGGCATTTTGAGTAGTGATTGTGGGGTTGGCTACTGAAGCTAGCGCAACGCGCCTTGTAGAAAATGCCCAAGCGTGTAGCTCCAAAAGGGCATCACGGGCCGCGGGATAGAAACGCGCACAGTGAGAGGATTGAGCACTGCCATCAGGCGGGCTAATATTCTGAACGATAGCTGCATCACCCAAATGGGCTAAGGCTAAATTACAAATATCAACATCAGCGCTCATTTTACAAACTCCTAGAAAAAACGGGGGCGCGAAGTCCCCCGTTACCTACAACAATGGGTACCGCGTTAAACCAGTGGGGCTTCCGGTTCAAGCGGAGGAAGATCCACTACGCCCTTTGCAGCAGCTTGTTGCCGCTCCAAGGACACTGCGTCAATTCCCTCTGCCGCTTGTTCGGCTTCCTTAGCTGGTTCATCAATCGCTTCCAGGTTGTCGCCAGGAGGGCCTTCATACTCGATGACTGCACCCTCTTCTACAATCCCGTTACCGATGAATGATTTGGTTTTTACGCGGTACTTAGCCATGTTTTAACTCCTATTAAAGAACTGCAAAGCCGGATGGCAAGAACTTCTGACCATCTTGGATTTCGATGCCGATGTCTGCAAAAATCGCACCAGCACTGCCGGCGCCAACGATTACGAAACGACCACTCAAATAGCGTTGGCCTTTGCTTCCGATACGTGGGTTAATCTCCGCGGCGAAACGTGCACCAGCTACTAATGAAGTCAAAGGAATGGCACCAGTAGATCCGAGTACTGTAACGTTCACAGATTGAGCAGCGTCATCAGAACCGATAACTTGAAACTCAACGCTCGTAGCTCCCGCAAACGCAGTCATTACCTCAACACGCATGTTTGGAATATCAGAGCCTTCGCCAATGTCACGAACTTGACCAGCGGGGATGCCGCCAGTGGACAAGTCGATCACATTGGCTGAGTTCACGCTAGTGTTCGTGCCGGTGACAGTTTGCGAGCTGATGGTGTTGCCAACGATCGAACCCGCTAAGGTTAAAAGTGCGTCTTGAATCATTATATTTCTCCTAAAGAGTTAAGGGGTTTGATCTTGATTAAGAGATCGTGGCTTCGGTGTTGAGCAGCTGATCGCACCGACGCAATGGAACACCCTCAAAGTTGAGCCAGCTTGCGGCTGTACCAAACTGATTGAGGCCTTTCTCAACGGACAACGCATAGTTGCTCTTATTCAAAGCTTGTAAGCGCAGGATTGAGTACACAGTGCGGTTCATGTAGAACGCGGCACGGCCCATTCCGAAGTTCGGAATACGATCCAGTGCACGGCTCATCAATGCAATCAAGTCAGCAGCCGAAGTATTGGCTACCAAGTTGGCAGTATTGATGTTGGCGATACGAACCACATAACGCCAATCCTTCACAACCAGACCGTTATCCCATGAGTAATGGGTTTGATAGGCCTCATACGGATTGTTGTTAGCGTCGTACACGGTCAAGATGCCGTTATCTTCGTGAGCTAAGCCCGCTTTAGATCCTTTTGGGAAAGTACAAAACGCGGTATTTTCACCCCATACCACCAACCAAATGGAGGTGTTGTTAGTGGATGCGCCACCACCGTTGATAATGTTTTGAGCATTACCGGCACCAGAGATTGCGCTAAAACGTGGGGCAAAGCCCAGGTACTGACGCGGATCGTTAGTGGGGTTGCCGTAGAACATCGTCGAGGCTTGAGTTTGATTCATGGCTTCCAAGAACGCGCTATCTTCGCTTAAGCGAAACTGAGCAGTGTTACCGTTCAATTCGGCAAGCTTGCGGTCAACGCGGCAATACGCTTCGAGCATACCGACCGATTCATCGACTTGTGCAGTTGCGGATTTGCTGGATGGCACACCTTGGTTAATCGAGCGCCAGTAAACTTGTGGCAAGCCCGTGCGGATTGTGACGCGGTGGCCCGTAGGCAAATTGCCCTCGACGAACACGGCATCTTCTAAGATCTCGTTAGATTGCGAAAGCAATTCAGCAACGGTAGGTACTTTACCGTCTGGGTCTAAGCGCTTGGCCCAATCCGCGAGTGTTAAAGCATTGGTAGCTAGGGTAGTCATGGTTTAATTCCTTATGCAGTTTTTTGATTTGGATAGAGGGCGTTTGCTGCGTCACGCTCGCCTTTTGTGGGCTGCTTGCCGCCTGGTACAAAACGATCCTCGCTGATGGATTTACCGGCTTTAAAAAGCACGCGAATCACCTCAGGGTGATTTGCTAAGCCGGTGTCGTCTAACAGCTTGCGCAACTCCGGCGTGCCAAAAGCGGTTAACGCTTTTTTGGCTACCGCAAGGTTTTCGCCAAGCTTGTCACCACCTAATTCCTTGTCCGCACGTGTTTGGGCTTCTAGCCCATTCTTAAATGCGTTAAAGGCTTCCGCTTGCACGGCAGCAGTGCGCTCGGCCAATTTCGGGGCCAGCTTGTCGATCACCTTCTGCGCGGCTTCTTGTGACAAGCCCAACTCTTTGGCAACGGTAGAGTACTCAGCGATGACGGCATCATCTAACGATGTGCCCTCGGGTGCTTTGAACTCGTACTTTTCCGGTGCGCTTGTAGGCTGATTGCCTTTAGCGTCCGTGCCGCCTTCAGTGCTGGCCGCAGCTGGTGTTGCTGCGGGTTGTCCTTCGGTTGCCTGCTGCGAAGTGGTTGCAGGCGCGGCGGTAGTAGCATCACCCGCTGCGGCCGGAGCCGCTACTGGTGCTGCCGCTGGTGCCACGCTTGCAGCCGGTTGCGCATCCCCGCTACTTGGTGTGTTCGCGGTTGTCTGCGTATTTGATGTTGAATCACTCATCTTTACTTTCCTTGAGCATCAATGATTGAAGTTCGGGGCAATGCAATTGAAGTTTGGATAACAGCGCCAAGCCTTCATTACGACACCCCTCGTTAAAAGCCATTTGCAACGCGTTCGTATGAAAAGACAATCGCCATACGCCCGCTCTTTCTAAAATTCCATAAACCACACGGCGACCTCGTTTAACCCCCATCAACCACTTCATGTCTTCGAGTTCGGCATGCGCTTTTAGCTTTGCACGATCTTTAGCTTTTTCGGCAGCGTCTTCTTGCTGTCGTAAGTTGTCGAATGGGTCAGGTTGCATGTAAGGGAATCTACAAGCGATTAGTTAACGTATGGAAACTAGGAGCCGTACAGCGCACTAGCAATGCTGGTGCTGGTTTTCTCTTCTTGCACTGAGCCTAATTCCATCGCCGTGATTTGAAGCGATACATTCGCCTCTTTTTCACCTGCCTGATCGGAATACTCCGAAGTACTGCATACTTCGCACATTGCAGTCACTTGAATCTTGGAGCCGACTTTAGGTAGTACGGTTACGCCCAGCTTCTCCAACGCGCCATCGTCTAAGCTAATGCGCAGACCATAGGGGTACATCGGTGCATCTGAAGTAGCTTCAGGTGAGTTTTCTTGCGCTTCTTCAGCGCTTTGTTTCATGTCGATCATGGTCATATCAATGTCCTTAGTAGCAAGCGAAAATGCCGGTGGAGGTTGTGCCCGTAGCACGCACTCGTTTAGCCCGTATGTAAATCACAGCCCCAAACCAACTTGAATTAACAGGGATCGTGACGGTGGTACCGGCGGCGGTATCGAACGTGATATTTCCAGCGGCCGTAAAGAGCAAGCCGCGGCAAGGGCCGTTTGGCAAATCGGTTGAATCACTGGGGGTAACGGCCTTCAGATCATTGATCGGTGATAGGTCGTTGGTGGTGTCCATAATCGGATACATGGCATTACTCCTTTATGCGTTATTGGTGTAGCCGGAGAACATGCCAATCGCATCGTCTAATGCGGTGCTACCACCGCCCTGCGTTGGTGTGTTTCCGAGTTTGTTTGCTGCGTTGGCTTGTTGCTCGAGAGCTTGTTGTTGTTGTGCTGCTTGTTGTGCCTGGGCGCGTTGTTGACGAATCACGGCCACTTGATCGTCAGACAGTACGAGCTCAGGATCTATGCCCAACATATCGCTATAGCTATCAGCCCAGTAATCCGAATTGAGCTTATCGAGTACGTCAGGTTTGAACTGCGCCACTTGGCCAAGAGCGCCCACGAAACGATCTACACCATTGGTAGCAATCGCTCGTTGCGCTTGCGCTAGCATCGAGATCAATTCCACGTTCAAATCTTGGCCAGCAAGTTCAGGCGGTGGAGGCGGCACGATCCCCGCAGCCATCATGCTTTCAAAAGTAATATCAATGAGCGGGTTTAGTAGTTCATTGTGCAAGCGCTCGAGCACGGGCCCAATCATCAGCATCTTCTCTTCGTGCAACTCAGCAACTTCCGTAGCGGTCTTGCGCGTATCGGCAGAATCGTTTTGCAACATCAAGAACATATCGGCATAGAACGAACCGCGGATACGGCCGCGCACATCTTGAATGTCCGCACCCAAGTGCGATAAATCTAAAGCCACGGAGAACATGCTTTCGATCTTGTCGTTACCACCTGCGCTATCACGGAAAGTAATACCACCAGGCAAGCGATCCACGTCACGATTTTTAAGCGAGGTAGGTACTTGCAATGGTGGGTTCGTCATGTAGTCAATGCCTTGACTCTTGCGTAATTGCTCTTGTTGTAATTGCTTAATGTCGCCCAGCGCTTCCATGCCTGGCGAGTTACCGTAAATATCGCCACCGGCTACGTCCCAACGGGGTGCTAAGACTCGGAAAGATTTATAACCGGATTCGCGTAGGCATTTATCGTGATCGCCACCGACTTCGTAGTACACCGACTTCCACGCCATGTTCTGTGCATCTTGCTTGCTTAAATCCCGATCGGCTCTAGGCTCAATAGCATGCACAATCGTAATCCATTGATCGAGGCTTCCCCGATCGAACATACTCACTACATGGTTGCTACAGTTTTCTTTGCCGAATTCTTTAACCACTTCGCCGACAGTCTTTTGAAACTCGCGGTAGAGCGTACATACGTCGCCCTTCCAATCGGTAGCGATGCAATACTCACCGGCGGTTAGTGGGAAATGGTGAATGACGTTTTGAAAGTCCTCAGCCACAATGCACGCTGCGGTACCGAACGCGCCCAACTCCTTGTATATCGAATGAAGCGAGCGATAGGTATTGGACTTTTGGAAAATGTCGAGCATGATTCGTGTCGCGTGCGCTAACCATTCTTTGACGGGCGCGTACTTCATCAAATCGTTATCAGCAATACCCAATCTGAACCAAGGGCGTGCGGGTGAAGTTAAGCCACCCATCAAACCTGCAGCCAGAATCCCCAAGGATTGCGTGGCCGTGTTGTCGTAAATGTTGTTGTGGCGCTTCCAACCCTTGTTGTGATCTTGCACAAAGTAGCGGCCGTTGCGGGGTAGCAAGTACACCGTAATATCTTGCCAATGGGAAAACCAACTCGCACGTTCTGACTTAAGCTGGCCTAGACGAGTGAGAATTAACTGCCGTTGAGTTTGCTCAGCCATCAGTTCCCTAGAAGAGTGTTTTTGCCGAGTTTCAGCGAGTTAGGATCTACTCCATTCGCTCCTGAAAGTAATGTTTGCGCTACGCCCAATTGGCCACCGCCCTGGCCTACTCCGTTCAATTGCGAAAGCAATGAGAGTGGTGTCGAAGCCGATTGCATCGCCGGAGGTGGCGTAACGGGCGCGGGACTTGGAATTTGCGGTTGCTTTTGTGCAGAGCCGAGCAATGAGCTTGCAGCCAATCCCAACATCACGCCTTGACTCGGAGTTAATCCACTCATCAAACTGTCAAATAGGCTACCGCCTTCAGCGCTTGCAGCTTCGATGGGAAGTCCTGCGGCATCTACAGCGACGCCACCAGTAGCTTCGCCTGCTGCGGCGGCTCCAGTAGCGCCCAATTCTTCGGCGGTTGCAGCGGCATCAGTTGCAGCTCCCGCCTCTCCGGCCGTTGCAGCGGCATCAGTAGCGGCTGCAGCATCTACGGCATCACCGGCTGCGGCAATATCCGTGCTGGCGCCAAGTCCGGCAGAGCCTGCATCGAGTCCTGCTGCGGATGCATCACCAACCACGTTTGCTGCCGTAGCCGCATCTCCTGCTGTAGCTGCTGCATCTCCTGCAACGGCGGCGTCACCTAATAACGAACCTGAAGCGGCTCCAGCT